CTAGATGCTATTCGTGAGTTTCAACGTCAAGGTTGGAATATTACTGGTGCGCTAGAAAACAGAGGTAAAAATCGTAAAATTGATAACCATTTTATTAAAATGGAACATCCTGATTTTACAATGCTTAATAAAAAAGGTCAAACCGAAGCTGTTGCTACTATGAATATTCAAAATAGTTGTAATGGTTCTAAACCTATGGAATTAGATTTAGGTGTTTATCGTTTGGTTTGTTCTAATGGTATGGTTGCTCATACATCTTATAGTAATGCTAAAGTACCACATAGTGAAAAAGGTCAATATTCACTACAAGAAATTCTTTGTGATTTAGGTATTCGTACACAAGGTGTAATGGATGAATTTAATAAATTAAAAGATAGTAATTTGACACCTAAGCAAGCTATAGCTATGGCTACAGAAGCAGCAACACTTCGTTTTGGTAAAGACCATAATATAAACGTTGAACAATTGCTTAACGTAGTTCGTAATGAAGATGAAGGTGATGACGTATGGACAGTATTTAACCGCATACAAGAAAATTTAACACAGCCACATCGTATTACTGATGATAATGGTAGAATGATGAGTGGTGTTATTGGTGCTAGTGAAGATACACGTATTAATAAGGAATTATTTCAATTAGCACACGCCTACGCTTAAAAATAATTTATGAACAAGGGTTGGATTTGTCAACTCTTGTTCGTATATTCACCGCATAATAATAAATAAAAATAAAGGTTATGATTAAAATGTGTATTAAAGCAGTAGAAAATTTGGTTGCCGAATTTAATACTGGTCAAATTTCAGAAGAAAATTTTTACAAAGCTCTCCAAAACACTGCTAACATGGGTTTGGATAATATCCGTCAACATAAAATTTGGAATGCTAAAGATGAACTTCGTCCTGGTGATATGGTTTTTGTTGATCATAAAAAAGTAGCTGGTCGTAAATTTCGAGTTAAGGAAATTAAACGTGTAGAAGTAATCGTTGTCAATCCTGATAACGAGCGTGAAAGTTTTATTATTCCCCTTAGTTTAGTTAAAAAAGCCTAATTATGAGTTTTAAACAATCCATCCTCACAGCAATTGAAGAAAATCAAAATGAGATGATTATACCCTCTCGAGAATATACTAGTAAAGAAATTACATGGATGAGTGGTTATACCCAAGCACTAAAAGATATGATTGAAGATTATGACAACGATATTGAAGATGCTATTAAAAAATCTGTTGATTTTTCATTAAACTAATTTGGTTATTTAACATTTATATATTATATTCACGCTATGAGTTACGAAGAAAAAATTAAAATGGATGCTCAAGACATTGAAAACGCTATGGTTGCAGGAATGTGGGCACGAGCAGATGAAGAAGCTGCTTATAATGATGCCTGTGAAAAAGTTTTAGTTAAAGCCGATAAACATGGTTTACAATTAGAGGTTGTTATGGCTGCTTTTAAACATAAAACACAATTTCCAGATGCTCCAATATTGCAATGTTTGCAAGTTGGTGCTGATGAATGGGATGTGTAACAATATGCTACTGTGGTGAAATAGGTAGACACGAGGGACTTAAAATCCCTTGATCAGTGATGGTCGTGCCGGTTCGATTCCGGCCAGTAGTACTAAAACGTTCTTTAACATGTTGTAAACTTAACACATCTCCGTAGCTCAGATGGATAGAGCAACGCACTTCTAATGCGTAGGTCATGTGTTCGAGTCACATCGGGGATACAAAACGGACCTTTAGCTCAATTGGTTAGAGCAACTGACTCATAATCAGTAGGTCGGTGGTTCGATTCCATCAAGGTCCACAGAATTTTTATTTTAATTTGGATATTAAAAAAAAAGTTCGTATATTTATATATAATTAAAAACAAAAACAAAAACAAAAAAATGAAAAAAGTAATTTTCGCAATCGCAATCGTAGCTGCTGCTACATTTACAGCTTGTTCAAACAACGCTGAAACTTCAACTGCTGATTCAACTGCTGTTGATTCTACTGTAGTTGATTCTACTTCTTTGTCAGTTGACACAGTTGTAGCTCAGTAATTAAGTTTACAAGCCCCCTTAGCTCAGTTGGTAGAGCTTCTGATTTGTAATCAGATGGTCGGCGGTTCGAGTCCGTCAGGTGGCTCAAAGGTGGTAGTTAGACGAAAATGAAATTCCTGCTGTGATGTTAACTTAATCAGCATATTCAGAAGTAGAAATGAATAACCGCAAGTTATTCACCACCCTATATAGTGGATTGGTGTAATGGTAACACATTGGGCTCATAACCCAAAGTTGGCAGTTCGAGTCTGTCGTCCGCAACAAAAGTACCACGAAGCATACCGTAAGATCTGCTCACTGCAGTGGTCTTCGAGTTAACATGAATAGCCCAAGGCATAAGTGTTAGTAACCCCTAGTAAGACTATCTGATCAATAAATATTGCTAGGGTTTTTTGGAAGATTGGCAGAGTGGTCGATCGCGGCAGTCTTGAAAACTGTTGTACTGTAAGGTACCGTAGGTTCGAATCCTACATCTTCCGCACCTTAATACCAATTCAGGTTCGTGAACAAGGGAGGCCTGTTCTTCTAGTGCAAGAAAGAAATCACATTAAATCTCCCCATGCTAGGTGGCAGTGGTGACCTAGCAAAATTACCTCCTCGTCTAATGGCAGGACAACTGGTTTTGGTCCAGTTAATCGAGGTTCAAATCCTTGGGAGGTAACTAAAATTTAGTTTGGTTTATTAAAATAAAATTATTATATTAACGTTATAAATTTGACAAAAGCACTTAAACACAAGAAGAAACTTGTAAAGCAATCCGATGAATTTTTTTCTCGTTTTTCCAATTATAACTCTTCCGAGGTTGGAATAACCCCATCTTACAATCCACAAGATATGTTTGAAGGATGGTTAAAAACAACTAATGAATTGGTTAGTTTAAAAGGGAAAATCCATAAAGCAAATGGACCGATTGCTGAGAAGATTTTTCGATTAGGGGAGGTAAAAAACTTAATTACTCGTTTGCGTGGAGTTGATACTAAAGAAGGAAAAGTTCGTAACCGCTATTCGGGTAATGAGGAATATGTTATGTATGCATCATATGTAAATTTACTCCAAAAAGATCTTCTAATTAAAAATTATGAAGAAGAGTTAGAACAACTCCAAGAAGAAATTGAAGCGTTTAACGCTATCACAAAGATATAATCAAACCGAGAGTGAAGTTAAATTAGTAGCACCTAAAAATATCTTCGGATTTTTTAGGACTTATCGGGAATAACCTTCCCCTTACAGAAACATGATGCTAGGATTTAGATGTTGATCTTGCGCCTTAAGACTTAAATTTGAAACTTCAAATAGGTAAAACTCAAATCTCAAGACTCTTTAGCGAAACTTTAATTTCCTCTCTTTTGATTTTAATGCTCGGTTCGTCTATCGGTTAGGACCTCAGGTTTTCATCCTGGTAAGAGGGGTTCGATTCCCCTATCGAGTACAAACTTATTTAGAACTTTTTCATATGTATAATAAAATTAATTATTATGAAAAATGTAACTAGAGAACAATTTTTAGGAATTCTTAGACACACCTTAACTTTCTTAGGTGGTATTTTACTTACACAAGGTATTATAGATGCATCACTTTTAGGTGAAGCTTCAGGAGCTATTATAACATTAGCTGGTATTGTTTGGTCTATAGTAAGTAAAAAGCAATGAAGGATTTTTTCAAAACAATGTTTGCCAATAGTGAAGGTACCTCGCATAAACGTGTGCTTGGTACCATTGGCTTCATTTCCTTAATAATATTTTTATTTACGTGTGGTGAAGCACATAAATCAGTAGCTGTTTCTGCTGTAGAATATTTAACTATAGCAACGGTGTTTGGTACTGTATTGGAGAAATTTGCTCCTAAACCACCAAAAAACCCAGAAGTATAATGGCACAAGCACCTAAAACAACCCAGGTAAATTTTCCTTTAGAGCAATATTATCAAGATCAATTTCCTAAAAAGCAAATTTATTTACACCACACAGCAGGTAATGCTGATGCTAAGAATGTTTTCTTTGGTTGGCAAAGTGATCCAGGAAGGATAGGAACTTGCATATCAATTTCAGGTAAAGGAAAAAAAACAATTGATGGAGAAATAGTACAAGGTTATTCATCTAAATTTTGGGCTTATCATTTAGGTGTTAAAACTAAGTTTTTTCAAGCAATGAAATTACCTTATAAAGAATTAGATAAACACTCTATTGGTGTTGAAATTTGTAATTGGGGTCAATTAACTTTAAAAGATGGGAAATTTTATAATTATGTAAAACGTGAAGTATCTAAAGATGAAGTATGTGAATTAAGTACTCCATTTAGAGGTTACAAATATTACCATAATTATACTGATGCTCAAATAGAATCTACAAAACAATTACTATTATATTGGGGAGAATTATATAACATCCCCTTAACCTATAACCAGGATATTTTTGACTTAACTCCTAGAGCATATAAGGGAGAATCAGGGGTATTTACACATTGTTCAGTTAGACCTGACAAAGTAGATATATATCCTCATCCAAAAATGATTGAGATGCTAAAATCACTTTAATTGTATATATTTATAATTAATAAATTAGCGCATTATTCCGTGATTTCAAATTGATCATTTAATATATGCGCTATATAAACGTTATATACAATATTTATGCGCGTGGATGTAAATAAAATATTTAGATTATTCAATGGGGAGGAATTTGATTCACTTCCTGAAAAATCTCAAGTGGTAGAAGCCGCTATAGATTTTAAGGAACATCCTTTATTCTGGGTGGGTATGTTTAAGAAACTCATCCAAAATCATAAAGTTTATAATCGTTCTATAATAAATTTCTTTTCTAAAATGGATGAGGACTTAGATTTATATGATGTTGAAGATGCTGGGGAATTTATAGTGTATAATAGAGCTTGGTTTTGGATAAGTAAAATCGATATTAAAGAATCAATACACCAAAATGCTTTAACACATTACGCAGATGAAATATTACTTACCTACACTAAAGTAGTAATACTATACTTCCAGGAATTGGAAGAATACGAAAAATGTGCGCATCTTAAAAAAATTCAAGATTTTCTTGAAAGTATCTTAAACTAAGCTTGGTAGTGTCATCTTCTATTTGTATATTGGGGATACGAGAGAGAAAGAAAAATAAGAAAATATGAAAAATAGAGAAATAATGATGAGACGGTTAGAGCGAGCCGAGGGGGGGATTGAGAAACTACATTTCATCCTAAATCGCCAAGGATCAAGAGAACAATTTGAGGAGGTACTTCAAGAAGTACGAGAATTAATTCAAGAAACGAAAGCATTTATTCAACAAGAACCATTAGGTCCCGGAGAAATTAATTAATATTAAGTTATGCAACTAACAGCCGAACAAATTCAACAGAATTGGATTCAATTCTTAGGTTACATTAATGATCATATTACATCTCCACGTAAGGAGAAATTGGTCGAGTTTTATGAAAAATTTGAGGACAGACTTATTTTAATGCCTGCTGCTCATAAAAAAGAATATCACAATGCTTTTCCGGGAGGGTATATAGATCACGTAAATCGTGTTGTTAAAGGTGCTCTTCATCTTCATGATTTATGGGGTATGATGGGTGCAGATTTATCTACTTATACTAAAGAGGAATTAGTATTTGCTGCTCTTAATCACGATCTAGGTAAAATGGGTTCTGAAGAGGAAGAGTCATATATCCCTCAAACAGATGAATGGAGACGTAATAAACTTGGTGAAAACTATATGTTTAATAATAAAGTTCCATTTGCTTCTGTTCCTGATCGTAGTTTATTTTTACTTCAATCTCATAGTATCCCATATTCATTTAATGAGATGATTACTATCCAGACTCATGATGGATTATATGATGAAGGTAATAAGAAATATTTAATAGGATTTATGCCCGAGCAAAGACCTCGTACCTCACTCCCATTTATTGTACACCAGGCCGATTTAATGGCTGCTAGGATTGAATTTGAACACGAGTGGTTACCTAAATTCAATTTAAGCTTGGATGAGCAAAAGAAAAAATATACATTGGAGTCAAATAAAAAATATCCAACACCCTCTGCTACTAAACAAAAAGCATTAGGTAGTGTAAAAAGTGAAGGATTAAAAAACTTATTAGACAACTTATGATACTAACAATTGTAATTCTTTCAATATTGGTCGTAACTCTTGGATTTACGACCTTTAACCTCCTACGTAAAAACGAAAAACAGGAGGATATTTTAGCAGGTTATATGGCCTATCTTAACAAAATTTCCGATGTTATTGAGGAATCAGAAAAAAAGATGATGGAAGTAGATGCTAAAGGCAGTTTTAAATCAGACGATGAAGTCGGTTTCTTCTTTACTCAAATCCAAAGTATTCAAACAATTCTAAACGCTTTTATTGTTAAGAATATTAAGTAATGGATGAGGTAATAGTTAAGAAAAAAAAGAAGGGGGTACAATACTTCACTCAAGCAACTGAGGATGCTATTGTACTCTATAATAATACTCCTGATTCTGAATTAAGGAGTAGAATTTATAATGATCGAATTCATTATAGCTTTTTTAAACTTACCGAAAACATCATTCATACATTTAAATTCTATTATACAGAAGTTGATAATATCGAGGATTTACAACATGAGGTAATTACATTCTTATTATCTAAAATCCATCTATTCAACCCAGAACGTGGAGCTAAAGCGTTTTCTTATTTTGGAACTATTGCTAAACGTTATTTAATTTTATCTAATCAGAAAAATTATAAAAAGCGTGTTGATACTGCCCCAATTGAGATTTTAGAAGAAGATGAAAATCATTCATATATAATTGATGATTCATCTTTAAATGATCGTTTATCTAAATTTATAGATCTATATACAGAACATTGTAGTCAAAATTTAACAAAAATATTCCCTAAAGAATATGATGCTAAAATAGCAGATGCAATTTTAGAATTGTTTCGTAAAAGAGAAAATTTAGATATATTTAATAAAAAAGCTCTTTACATTTATATTCGTGAAATTGTAGATGTTAAAACCCCTAAGATTACTAAAATAGCCAATCAGTTATACGATATTTTTAAACAACACTATTTTTTCTATTTAGAGCACGGATATACAAATTTTTAGTTTTAATATTTATAATAAACTAATATCGTATATTATGTCACAATTTGAAAATATTATTTTTGGTAAGAAAAAATTCTCCGATGTTTTGGAGGAAATTTATAATAACCAAAAGAAAAAAGACCAACAGGTTACTGCTTTAATTTCCGAGTTAAAACCTTTAATTTCTGATATTGGGGATGCTACTTTAGTAGTTCCCTTAATTAAGGAATATATGGAAATTGGTGTTAAAAATGATGATATCTTAATTAAAATGGCAGCTTTAGCTCAACGTGCTATGGCAACTGTATCAGCTGATGGTTCTCTTACTATTTCTGATGAGGAAAAAGACCAGTTAATAGCTGCTATGAATGAATTAAAAGGAGATAAATAATGGGTCAATATGGATTTGCAGCACTAAATCAACAACTTAATGCTAACGCTAATAATGGATTTAACGTTGCAAATGCTATTTC